ATACTTGAATTAGGACAAATTCAAATACAAGAGAGAGATTTAAAATTTCAATTGAAAAAATTAGAACAAATAAAAGATGCATCTTGTGAAAAATTTGATACAATATCTTTACAATTAGATAATATTCTTAATGATTTACAAAAAAATTACCCTAATGGTGAATTAGACCTAAATGAAGGTACTATAACCTACGAAAAATAATTTGGTAGATTCAAAATAATTTCGTATATTTGTTACAATTTATGGCAAAAAGAAAGTTACTTTATGTGTGTCCACACTTATCCACCGGTGGACAACCTCAATACACTTATAAACAGATAAAACAATTTTATAATGAGTTTGATATTCACGTTGTTGAAATAAACAATAGTGGTGGAAACGCTTTTGTTGTTCAGAAGAATAGAATAAAATCATTAGTACCTGTTTATACTTTAGGAGAAGATAAATCGGAAATTATTAATATCATAAAAGAATTTAATCCAGATATTATTCATTTTCAGGAAATTCCTGAGTTTGATTTATCGGAAGATGTTCTAAATAAAATATTTTCATCAAACAGAGAATATTTTATTATCGCAACAACACATGGTTCTCTTACAAACCCATATGATATACGGTATCAGCCTGATAGATATGTTTTAGTATCCGAATGGAGTAGAAACAAATTTGAAGATATTGGAATTGAAACTATGGTATGGGAATATCCAATAGAAAAATATGTTTTTGATAAAGAAGAAGCTAAAGAAAAATTAGGATTTGAAAAAGATTATAAACATGTTTTAAATGTTGGGTTATTTGCACCAGGTAAAAATCAAGCCGAAGTTTTTGCTATTGCCAGACAATTAGAAAAGTACAAAATCAAATTTCATTTCGTTGGTAATCAAGCTATGAATTTTGAAGATTATTGGAAACCATTGATTAACAATGTTCCACCTAATTGTGTTATTTGGGGTGAAAGAGATGATGTAGATATATTTTACGCCGCAGCAGACCTTTTTTATTTTTCATCAATAATAGAGTTGAATCCACTTTCAGTTAAAGAAGCATTATCTTTTGGATTGCCTTCTATATTTAGAAAGTTACATACATATTTGGATACTTATGATAATAACCCATTGGTAACATATATTAATGATGATTTAAAATTAACAAAAAGAATTATATTACAAACAGCAAAACCTGAATTTAAAGAATTACCTGGATGGTTCTCTTATGAAAAAATATATGATGATGCTGTAAATGCTGCAAAAGGTGGTGAAACATTCGTAGAAGTTGGTGCATGGTTTGGTAAATCAACAAACTATTTAGCATCAAAAATTAAAGAGAGTGGTAAAGATATAAAATTTACAACAATTGATACGTTTAAAGGAACTGATGATGAAGAATTGCATCAAAATATTGTTGGGGCATTTAATGGTGATATCTTTTATGAATTTATAGAAAATTCAGTTTTATCAAATAACTACGCGAATTTTAATATTATAAAAGATACTTCAACGAATGCATCAAATACTTTTACAAATAATAGTATTGATTTTATAATGATTGATGCAGGACACTCTTATGAAGCTTTAATAGAAGATTTGCAAAATTGGTACAAAAAAGTAAAACCAGGTGGATATATTAGTGGAGATGATTACCGAGTATTTGATGGTGTAACTAGAGCTGCAAACGAATTCTTTTATGGACAATTTTTATGTAGTTCTTATTCATTTTTAAGAAAAAAGCCTAGAATTCAAATCATACACATGCTTACCAAACCGCAAGATATGCGTGAAATGGTATCTATACAGTCCATAAAACAACTGGCAAAATACGGTATGTATTATCTTCCTATCATTAATAAAGTGTATGAAGATATACCACCATCGGAGCATTGTAGAAGGCCAGAACATATAAGTAAAGATAATAAACCAGGTGAATTATATCCAGGTGCTGGATTGGGTTGGATTACTGGTAGACATTATGGATGTTATCTGGCACATAAAAACGCATTGGAAGCAATTGATGATAAAAACTACGATTATACATTGATATTTGAAGCGGATGCTTTCATCTATACCGGATTAGAAGAATTCGTTGATATAGTAAATAAAGCATGTTTCATAAGCGAAAGAGATGATGTTTATTATATCTCTTTTGCAAATAACCCATCTATTGCAAAAGATAAAATTGATGATTTATTTTCTAAAACAGCATATAATCAGGATTTAGCACATTGTTATTTAATTCCAAATAGGCATAAACAATGGTATATGGATAGAATTCAGGATTGTGGTTGGGATGTTGGTGACCTATGGTATAATCATGTATTTTACAATCACCCAAAACCTAGATATACAACAAATAAATTGTATTCTAAACAAGCGGAAGGATATTCTTTATTAGATGAAACAATTAAAACTTGGAGTTAATGATTTACGATAATATTAAAAAAAATAAAAACAACATTGTAGAAAAGAAAAATAGAGTTAATATTCATTTTGTGAATGGACCGTTTGTAGAAGTTACAGGTAATAAACAAGCTGAATATAAAGTTGAATTTATAAATGGAAAAACCAATGAAGTATATTATACTTCACATATGAAAAATAATTGTTGGTCAAGATGTAATTATCAATTCTTTATTGATTGGAAAATTAAAATATATGAAAATGAAAAACTTTGGTATGAGCATAACTACAATGCAGAAGGTAAGAGGGTATATATTGCATTAGATTCAAAGGCTTTGGGAGATGGGTTAGCTTGGTTTCCTTATGTAGATGAATTTAGAAAAAAACATAAATGTAAAATTGTTACATCTACATTTATGAATGATATGTTTAAAGAACAATATCCTGAATTAGAATTTGTAAATCCAGGTGATGTTGTTGATAACCTATATGCAATGTATTGTATTGGTATTTTTTATAATGATGATGGTACAATAAATGGTTTAAAAAATCCAAGTGACCCAAAAGAACAAACTATGCAGAAAATGTGTTCTGATATTTTAGGATTAGAATATTTTGAAGTAAAGCCAAAAATTAAAAAAAGAGATATAATTTTAGATAATGATTTAAAGCAAGTTTGTATAGCAACATATGGAACTGCTCAATCTAAATTTTGGAATAATCCAACTGGATGGCAAGAAGTTGTTGATTGGTTAAATGATAGAGGATATGTTGTAAAACTTTTATCAAAAGAAGGAGATAACTATATGGGCAACATCTTACCAAAAGGAATAGTCCAACATCCAAACGGTCCTTTAGAATTAGTTATGGATGAGCTTAAAAAATCAAAAGCATTTATTGGTATTGGGAGTGGTTTAAGTTGGTTAAGTTGGGCATTGGATGTGCCAACCGTTTTGATAAGTGGATTTTCTTACAAATGGGCAGAAATGAAAGATTGTATTCGTATTGGTGCACCGGAAGGGAAATGTGAAGGATGTTTCAATAGAATCAAGTTAGATGCCGGTGATTGGAATTGGTGTCCAGACCATAAAGGTACACATAGACAATTTGAATGTACTAGAACAATTACCGCACAAATGGTAATTAAAGAATTGGAAAAATTTCTATAATGAAAAGGGTTTGGGTAAACGGTACATTTGATGTTTTACACATTGGGCATATAAAATTATTAGAATATGCTGCAAGTTTGGGTATTGTGAGAATTGGAATTGATGGTGATGAAAGAGTAAAAGAAAAAAAAGGAGATACTCGTCCTTATAATTCATTGGAAGATAGAATTGATTTTATGAATAGTATTAAATTCGTAGATTCGGTTGTATCATTTAATACCGATGATGAGCTTCGTAATTGTATAAAAGAATGGGAGCCTGATATATTTGTAATTGGAGACGATTATATAGATAAACCAATTATAGGTGGTGCTCTTGCAAAAGAGATACGATTTTTTACAAAAGTAAATAACATCAGTACTTCAAAAATATTAGGTGATGAAAAACTATAAAGTTTTAGTAATTGGTGAAATGTGTACCGATATCTTTAGATATGGTCTATCTAATAGAAAATCACCGGAAGGTAAAGGGCCTGTATTTCTTTCAACACATACTACAACTAATAATGGTATGGCTGGAAATACTGCATCTAATTTAGAATCTATGGGATTGAATGTTGATACTTATTTTGATAAAGGAAATATTACTAAAACAAGATATGTAAATACGGATACAAACGAATTATATTTGAGAGTAGATGAAAATGATATAACTAATAGAATTGATATCTATGATTTACCAGATTTAGTTTCATATGATGCGGTTGTGATATCGGATTATTGTAAAGGATTCTTAATGGAAGAAGATATAAATAAAATAGCTTCAATGCATCGTTTGGTAATATTGGATACAAAAAAGAAATTAGGTGATTGGTGTAAAAACGTAACATTTATAAAACTTAATAGATTTGAAGCACAAAATAACGATGATATTATCAGAGAAAACGAATGGTTGTTTTCTAAATGTATTATAACGTTGGATGGTAATGGTGCTAGTTATATGGGTAAGATGATACCAACCAAGCGAATTGAAAAAGCGGATGTTAGTGGAGCAGGTGATACTTTTGTGGCTGGATTTGTATCAAAATATTTAGATTCTTACGATGTAGAAGATTCTATTAAATGGGCTAATTATTGTGCAAGTGAAGTTGTGAAAGAAAAGGGTGTTTCCGTATTTAAAAATAAAAAATTAATATAGTTATATATATAAAAACAAAAACATAAATTTATGGCAGAATTAGATAACGTTCCACAAACTCAATCAATAGAGATTGCTAAAGTTAAGGTTGAAGAATCATTGTTAAACAACATTACCGAACTTAATAACCAATTAGGTGCGATAATTAATGAATTTGGGCAAATTTATATTCGTAAAAAAGAAATTAGTGAAGAACTTATTAGACTTGATGAAATTTTAGAAAGAGCTGAAGATGATTTCAAATTAACAAATAATAAGTTAAAAGAGGCATTGGATGAATTAGATGAAAAATATCCACAAGGAAGATTAAACCTTCAAGATGGAACGATTCAATATCAACCAGGTGCACCTACTAGAAAACAATTAGCGGAGGCTCAAAATCAACAACCAGCACCAAATGGTGTAAATAATGGATTTAAAGTTGTAAAAGAGTAATCCTAATATTTATATAGTATAGTAACTATATGAAAGGATTATCAAAATTTTTAGTAGAAACAATATTGGGAGAAGCGGCAAAGATAGACAAAGTAGTTGTTGTCTACTCTGGCCGCTTTCAACCATTTCATAAAGGTCACTACGCAACGTATGACCATTTGGTTAAGAAGTTCGGAAAAGATAGTGTTTATGTAGGAACTTCAAATGTAACCGATTCAAAAAAGTCTCCATTTGGGTTTAAGGAAAAGAAAATAATAATGACACAGATGTTTGGTATTCCATCAAACAAAATTGTGAATATAAAAAACCCATACGCTCCAGAAGAAATACTTAATAAATTTGATTCAGATACTACCGGTTTTATAACTGTAGTAGGTGAAAAAGATTCCTCACGTCTAAGTGGTAAATACTTTAAACCATATAAGGGTAAGGTAGATACTGGTTATTTGGACAGAGGATACGTTTATGCAGCACCTGCACAACCTAATCCTATTAGTGGTACGGATGTACGTTATTGGTTAAGTAGTGGTTCGGAAGCTGAAAGAAAGAAAAACTTTACAAAAGCATACCCAAAATTTGATGACCAAATATTCAAATTAATTACTCTTAAATTAAAGAAATTAAAAGAGTGTATTAATGAAGAAATTAAATTAAATGTAAAAATTGGTGACCAAATTTTAATGGGTAAATTCAAAAACAAAAAAGTAATTGTTAAATCTATTGGTAAGGATGAATGGGGAATGCCAACTATTAATGGTAAAAAAGCGGTAACTTTTAGAATTCCTAAAAAAGAACAAATAAAAGAAATATCGGTTCAATACTTAAATAATGTTGAAAGAATTGAAACCGATGATGGTACTGGTCCTTTTGCATCTTCTTGGAAACAATATCATAATCAGGCAAAAGTAAGAGCAAAGAAAGTTGGATATGAGGCTGTTAATAGACCAGAAGAAATTAAGCAAGAAAAACAATTGGTAAATTACAAAGAGTTAGACCCTAGAAATCAGGTTACTAACTTTCCGGTAATGCAAGAACCAAAGAACACGGATACAATTGGTAAATTTACTGCAAAACGAGCTTATACTAATTGGTTAGGAGATGCGTTGAAACAAATGATAGATTCTGGTTGGGAACAAATATTGACAACAAAAGAAAAAGAACAAAGAAAACAAGCAGAACTAGATGGTAAACAAAATATAAAAGTTGTGAAAGAAAATTTTATTTCTGAATATGATATAAACCAAATTGTTGATGAAATTATTAACGAAATGGGATTAGGTGGTGGAGCCGGTGTGGGGTTATCATTGCCAGGCGGATATATTAATGGTGCACCAAATCCAAAAGATATTAAAAAATTAAAATCAAAGTTAGATAAAGATGGTAGTGATGAATATCAGCCTGTAAAAGAAGACCAAATACCTGGTGGATTAGCTAAAGGTATGACACTTTCTGATATTGCTAAACATCATAAAATTAGTCCACAAACGCTTAAAGCAGAATTCATAAAAGGATATGCCGTTGAGAGAGAACATACAACTGATGTTAATATAGCAAAAGAAATTGCGTTAGACCATCTTTACGAAGACCCAAATTATTATAGTAAACTTTCTAAAATAGAAACTCCAATAAGCGAAGGATTATTACTAGAAGGTGGTGCATACGGACATATGGCACATCCATTTGATATTGAAATGGGTTTAACGTTTGGTGACCTCAAACAAATTGTAGTAAGAGCCTTAAATGGTGATTTGGAATTAGCGCGAGAAAAAACCGATGGACAAGCATTGGCAGTTAGTTGGGTAAATGGTAGATTGGTTGCTGCACGTAATAAATCACATTTAAAGAATAAAGGTGAGGGAGCTATGACAATAGGACAAGTAGCAGATAAATTCGCTGGTAGAGGTGGATTAACTGATGCTTACAACTTCGCTATGCAGGATTTATCTAAAGCAATAGCAGCCTTATCAGAACCTCAACGTAAGAAGATTTTTAAGGATGGCGCATGTTTTATGAATCTGGAAGTAATATATCCAACATCAGTAAATGTAATCCCCTATAATCAACCGCTATTAGTGTTTCATGGTACATTTGAGTATGATGTGGAAGGAACTATAATTGGTGAAAATCAATCTGCAGCATCTATACTGGGTGGAATGATAAAGCAAGTAAATGCACATGTTCAATCAAAATATACAATTCAAGGCCCACCAATGCAAAAACTTCCTAAATCAGAGCATCTTTCTAAATTACAAGGAAAGTATATTTCTATGATTAGTAAATTACAATCTGAATTTGGATTATCCGATTCTGATGGTGTGGCGGATTATCATCAAGCTTGGTGGACTAAGTTTGTTGAAAAAGGTGCAAAGAAATTAGATACACAAGAAAAAATAGGATTGGTTAAGAGATGGGCTTTTGGCGATAAATCATTCCGTATTAATACAATTCAAGACGCTAAATTAAGAGCTTGGGCTGAACAAACTGATAAACAAGACCAACAAAAAATATCTAAAGAAAACTTAATGAAATTTGAAGAAATATTTTTAGGAGTTGGTGCGGATGTATTATCATTTATGACTTCAGTATTAACCGCGAATCCTGATTCTGCTAAAAGACAAATGGTAGCTCGTTTAGAATCTACAATATCTCAAGTAAAAGCAAGTGGTGACCCTAAAAAGATTGCAAAATTAAAATTAGAATTACAAAGATTAAACGCTTTGGGTGGATTTGAAAAGATTGTACCAAACGAAGGTATTGTTTTTGTTTATGGTGGTAATACCTATAAATTGACTGGAGCATTTGCACCACTTAATCAAATTTTGGGTATATTCTTTGAAAAGTAATCGTTTTATTCAATTCTGATATACTTATATATACGAATATATCACAATTAATATGTCAAAGGAATTTCAAAAAAAATTTATGCATCCAACTCGTAGAAAGTTGGTAAACATGGTACTTACCGGTGGAGATTATGAAAAAGATACCCAAATCTCATTCTCAAATGCAGAAAATACCGCTAACAATAATAAGAAAAGAGAAATAGGTGAAAAATGGACAGATTCTCAAGGTAAAACTTGGGAACAAAAAGATTTTGGAAAAATCAGAGTAAATGAACTTTCTGAAACAATGTCCGATGTTAGAGCCTATTTAGATAAATTGAATAGCTGTAAAGCAGAAGATTGTAATACAATTAAATTAAGTAGAGCTGACAAAAAACTTGTATCTAAAACTGGCTATTGTGCAACTTGTTTGGCTAAAAGAGAAACCCAGATAAAAATTGATGGGTTGTGGGAAGCTTATGAAGATTATAAAATATATTCTAATATGATTGCATATGGGCAGGAATTGGTAGAAAAATTAAATCAAGCTTACACCGATGCAAAACAAGAATATGAGTTTGTACACGAAGATGGTAAGATTGAAAAATGGATTTTAGAAAAAGATGTAAATGAAATAAAAGCAGAAATTCTAGCTGATATTACAAAATATGAAGAAGAAATCCAACAGGCTATAAAATTAAGAGATGAAGCTTACAATAAATTAAAAGATAAAAATTACGATTTAGTAAGACCACTTAAAGATTAGTATGAGTAATGGAATTACACAAAAGAAATCCTTAAAGGAGATTATAGCAGATGAATACAAAAAGTGCGCGGTAGACCCGATTCATTTTATGAAAAAGTATTGTATGATTCAGCATCCGGTGAGAGGTAAGATACCTTTTCACCTTTTTCCATTTCAAGAATCAACTTTAACACAATTTGCAGCCAATAGATTTAATATAGTTCTTAAATCACGTCAGACGGGTATCTCAACTCTATCTGCTGGATATGCACTTTGGAAAATGTTATTTAATAGTGATTTTAATGTGTTAGTTATTGCAACTAAACAAGATGTGGCAAAAAACTTAGTAACTAAAGTAAGGGTGATGCATGAACTATTACCTAGTTATGATATTGATGAGATTTGGGTAGCGGCACAATCAACCTTATCAACGGGTGGTAGTTGTATTGCACTTTCTACTCCTAATGGTGTGGGTAACTGGTTCCACAAAACTTGGTTAGGAGCAGAAGAAGGTTCTAATCCATTCAATACAATCCGTTTACATTGGACAGTGCATCCTGAAAGAGGACAACAGTGGAGAGATGAACAAGAGAAATTATTAGGTGCAAAGAAAGCAGCTCAAGAGTGTGATTGTGATTTCGTATCTTCTGGTGATACTGTAATTGATCCTGAATTATTAATGTTCTATAAAGAATCATATTGTCAAGAACCTTTGGAGAAGACTGGATTTGATGGAAACCTTTGGAGATGGGAATACCCTACTGCAAATGGTTCTTATATGGTAATTGCCGATGTGGCCAGAGGTGATGGGTCTGACTATTCAGCAGCTCATGTTATGGATATTGAAAGTTGTACTCAGGTAGCTGAATATAAGGGTAAGATTGATACAAAAGATTTTGGAAACTTCTTAGTGGAATTATCTACCCAATACAATGATGCTTTACTTGTAATAGAGAATGCAAATATTGGTTGGGCATGTATTCAACAAGTAATTGATAGAGCATATAAAAACTTATTCTATATGAGTAAGGATTTAAAGTATGTTGATATAGAACATCAGATGAGAAACAAATATCGTGCGGATGAAAGGCAAATGGTAGCTGGGTTCTCAACTACTTCTAAAACTAGACCATTGATTGTATCTAAATTGGATGAGTATTTTAGAGAAAAAGCGGTTGTAGTTCGTTCAAATCGTTTGATTGATGAATTGTTTACATTCATATTTGTAAATGGTAGAGCAGAAGCTATGAAAAGTTATAATGATGACTTGACAATGGCATTTTGTATTGGGTTGTGGGTTAGAGATACAGCACTTCGTTTGAGACAAGAGGGAATTGATTTAACAAAAAGAACTTTGGGGGGTATTTCTTCTAATCAACAATATGAAGGAGTATATGGTGCAGGAGATAGAGATGATAACCCTTGGAAAATGAAAATTGGGGATGATTTTGAAGACTTGACTCAATGGTTATAAAAATGTAGTGTTTTGACAATTTACGATATTTATGATATATGTCAAAATACAAAAAGGAGACCAAAATGATTAAACTTACAAATATCCTAAAAGAAGATGAGTATGTTGATAAAGCATACCAAAAAGGAGACCAACCGGCTGATAATCCAATTGATGATTACGATGAATTGGATGTAGAGCAAGAAGATATGGATGATTTTATCAACTATCTTAAAGCATATTCACAATCATTAGACGAAGCTAATTGTAGTTGTGTATTTGAAGCTGAATATCAGGGTAGAGAAGTGAAATTAGGTAAACCAATGGCAGGTGATGTAAAAAAATTTAAGGTATATGTTAAAAATCCTAAAACTGGTAAAGTTATTAAAGTAAACTTTGGGCAGAAGGGAGTAAAGATTAAGAAAAATAATCCTGGTAGAAGGGCTAATTTTAGAGCAAGACACAATTGTGATAATCCGGGTCCTAGAACAAAAGCAAGATATTGGTCTTGTAGAAAATGGTAAAATAAATTATGGCAGAACAATTCCAAGACGATAGGAGTTTCTTTGGGAGACTTAAAAAATTATTTTCAACTAACGCAATCGTAACCGTTGATAAAGATGGTAAACGTAGAGTTGTTGATGTAGAAGACCGTCAATATAATACGAATTTTGTAAATTTAAGAGATAGATACACAAAACTTCAAAGGTCTTATTTTGAAACTCATCAAGGAGCACAATCAATGGCATATCATCAAGTTCGTAGAGAACTTTTTAGAGATTATGATGCTATGGATATGGACCCAATCATTGGTTCTGCTTTAGATATATATGCGGATGAAAGTACAACT